CTAAATTTGCTGAGTGGAATGTATGATTAATTTCAATAAGTATGAAGAGTTTGTCTCTACTGTTACGTCAGATGCTTCAACAAACTTTGTTGACTTTGCTGACCGTATTGGCGAACTTGATCGAGAAGGTGCCAATATTGAGCGTCTTCTTACTGCTGGTGTTGGGATCAATGCTGAAGGTGGTGAATTCCTTGAGATCATTAAGAAGATGGTTTTCCAAGGCAAACCCTGGAACGAAGACAACAGGGAGCACCTGATCATTGAACTGGGTGACATCATGTGGTATGTTGCTCAAGCAACACAATCATTGGGTATCAGCATGGAAGAAGTGCTAGATACTAACATTCAAAAGTTGTCCAAGCGTTATCCTGCTGGCACTTTTGATTCTTATTTCTCTGAAAACCGTAAAGCTAACGACCGATGAACGTAACTATTCGCCAACCTGACGGCACTGAAACTTCTTTTGACTGTGCTGATGACCAATACATTCTCGATGCTGCTGAAGAAGCAGGTATCGATCTTCCTTACTCCTGCCGTGCTGGAGCCTGCTCTACATGTGCTGGTAAAATCGTCGAAGGATCTGTAGATCAATCTGACCAGTCTTTCCTCGATGATGATCAACTAGAAGCAGGATTTGTTCTCACCTGTGTGGCATATCCTACAACTGATGTTGTAATTGAATCTGAAAAAGAAGAAGAACTATACTGAACTTGATTTCAATAACCTCCCCTCTAAATAGTTAGACGGGAGGTTTTTTCATGGCAGTATTAAGCACAAACTTAACACAAGGAAGGGGACCTTCATTCAATAAGTATGTGAGGGACAATCCTTCGTGGGCAGATTTGGTTTTAAATGTTGAGAATAAAATTACTGCAACTTTCTTTAAAGAAACAAAGAAATCTACTCATGGAGTATTGTCTGAGAAAACAGAAATGACTTTGCTTTCCAATCAGGAAAGTTTGATTGGAAAACTTCGTGTAGCACATGTCAAGGTAGGAACTAAGAAAGGATATGTTGCTCTAAAAGAAATTAGAAAACCAACTACCAATGTGATGGATGCTGAAGAAGCAGCAATTAGAGATTTGGAAAAACTCATTGATGAAATAGTATCACAGGTTGGAGCATTTAAAGTGTGTACTCCTGTTGGTAATTGGGAAAACATTAATGGATTGGCAAACGTATCTACCAAAGCAAAAGTTACTGGTAGACCTAGAGATTACAAAGCAGACTTTGCTTTGACATCTAATGGAGTTCCTAAAATCTTTATCTCTCACAAGAAAGTAGGCGGTCCAGAAGCATACCAACAATATGGTGGTGTCACTCAAGTAGCAGGAATTCCTAGAAATCCAAATCTGATCTACATGAATGATGAAGTCCAGTCATTCTTAGCAACTGCTGGCAACTATATTGAAAACGATAGATTGACCAGACCAGTATACAGATTTGTAGAAAGTGATCTCCTAATCAATCAGTCTGTATATGGTCCTGAATATGGTGGTGCTTTTAGCAACGATAATGTTCAGTGTATTGGTCAAGGCAATCCTATATTCAAACCTATGAAAAATGAGGAAGCATGTTTCTCACTTGATTTCTCATCTCACGTCTCTTGGAATGGTGATCTTACATTCTTTAAGACAAGTAGATATAGAGCAGCATTCGCTGCCACTTACAGAGCTGGTCGTGGATGGAACATGCCAGACGGAACACGCTATAATGGTGCCAGAGCAGGCATCTACCCTATCGCTCTGGTTCAGAACAGAAGTAGGGCACTAGAAATCTGATGGCAAACGTAACACAGCTCAAGCACCTAGAACACCTGGAAGATGAGATGCTCAACTATGGCGTTGAGGGGTGTAAAGCAGCGGTTTCTTTCTTAAAAGAACTTCGCAAAATGCTGGGACAGCAGGAAAGTAGTGGGTTCATGCAAACCAAGTGGGATGGCGCACCATCTATCATTTGTGGTACGCATCCAGAGACTGGATTGTTCTTTGTTGGAACCAAATCTGTTTTTAATAAAACAGAACCTAAAGTTTGTTATAGTGATGAAACTGTGGATGCTTGGTATGAAGGTGATTTAGCAGAAAAACTTAAATATTCACTTAAGTATTTTAGTGAGTTGAATATTGAAGGTGTGGTACAGGGAGATTTATTATTTACAACTGATCTTAGAAAGGAGAAGGTTAATGGAGAAGAACTCTACACATTTAGACCAAACACAATTACTTATGGCATCCCTGTTAGTCACGATATTGGTAAAAAAGCTGGCAGAGCAAAGATAGGAGTAGTATTTCATACTCATTATACTGGTGACGAACTTGCCACAATGCAGGCTCGTGCTGGTGCTAGAGTAAAAGGATCTAACGATGCTTTGGTAGTTCAAAATGATACTCCTATGGATCGTGTTGGATTTTCTCGCACAGAAATGAGTAAATTCGATAGACATGTTTCTAAGATTGAACGCATGTGTCATATATGTGGAGATTTTCTTGACGAACTGGTTGGCGCTCAAGGTAAAACTGGTGATGCTAAATTTCACATCTCATCTTTTTTAAAACCATTCTTCAATGATCAGATTAGAAATGCTCGCAGTATCGGTAATGTAGATGAAGCAATGTATGATCTGTTGAACTTCTATGGTGATAAGATGGAAAAAGAACTTGCGAAGATTAAGACAGTTGCGAACAGAACAAAGAAGTGTGCTTTAGTTTACAACAGTCAAAATTATGTTGTTGATAATGTCTATAAGTTCAAAGCAATGTTGGCATTGTATAAGGAGTTACAGGCAGTGAAGCAAATGGTTATAGATAAATTGGACCACCTAGAAGAATTCAGGACTTTCGTCCAGACAGAGAAAGGATATAAGGTCACAACTCCTGAGGGATATGTTCTTCATAAGGACGGTAGTATGATTAAGTTTGTCAACCGTTTGGAGTTTGCATACAATAACTTCACTCTTCAGAAGCAATGGCGTTAAACTGTAATACCTGTTATTTTACCTTTGGTAGATTTCAACCACCAACTACAGGACACAAAGAAAACTTTGCTGGTGTAAAACGAGCGGCAGGTACTCATGACTATCGCATTTATATTTCTCAGACTGTAGATACCAAAGGTAGTAATCCATTGCCGCCAGATAGAAAACTTTTCTATATGGAAAAGATGTTTCCTGAGCATAAAGGAAAGATTTACTCTGGTCCTAAACAACCTGTTGCTATCTTACAGGATCTTATGATGGCAGGTTATAATGAGGTAGTATTTCTTGTAGGTTCTGACAGAGTTTCTGCTATGCAGTTCCTCCATAAATATAACGGAAAAGATTTTTCGTTTAGAAAAATCGAGATTAAGTCTTCTGGAAGCAGAGATGCTGACGGAGACACTTTTGCTATTTCTGGAACAAAGATGAGACGCGCAGCATTTGCTGGTGACTTTGAAACATTCAGGAAAGGTATTCCTAGAGCATTAAATGATAGTGATTGTCGCTCTCTGATGAATGAGATTGTGGCAAACCTCCCTAAGAATTTCAAATGAAAGATTTTAAAAAACTACGAGAAGAAGCACTGCGTCAACAACAGAGACACACAGAAGTCTTCAAAGAAGGTGATGCTATCATGTCATCACGTACAGGAGACAAAGGACACATCCATAGAGTGGGTGGCAACTATGCTATTGTCATTTCCGAAGAAGGAAATATGTTCCGTGAGTGGATTAAGAACATTAGATCTATAAATAATACGAGAAGAACCTCCTTATTAAACGATGAAGTATCAGAAGCCAGTTAATAACGTCAACAGCACAGATGAGTTTTCGTCAGGGTTGATGGAAGCTTATGGTAAGTGGATGGGAGGTGACTGCTTCCAGAACACTTCTATTTCTGAAGCAGCATATAAAGGAATGTCTCCTCAGTCTCACGGTGCTGAGATTGAAGATACCACAAAGAAAGAAAAAAAGGCAAAAGCAGTCAAGAAAGAAGAGACTGAAGTTCTAGAGCGTGAAGAGTATGAGATCGATGGCGAGACTTATGTCATCGAGAAAGCAAAGGGTCTAGACGGTAAGGCATGTTGGAAAGGATATAAAC